GCTCGGCTAATCGGGGCAACTCGTACTATACGTGGTATGTGAACTCCGATGGTCACGTCTACACCAGCTTCGCGCACTGGGCTTATCGCTGCGCTCCGGCTTGTACCATTGCATAGAAATCTATCAATCTTCTCATCCCGGCACCCATGGATGCCGGGGAGGGGATAGAAAAGAGGCGCAGAATGGCGAAGAAAAGGACGAGAGCAGAGGAATTGCAGGAAAATTTGCAGAAAGATTTTCAAAGATGGGAATATCTCAACACGCATGGAGGCAGCGACCCATTATATGAAGATGGCTTCAACATGAACATTGTGCGGAACCATATCATATATGACAAGCGGAAGTGCCAGGAGGAGTTGGAAGAAAAGGACTACCCGAAAGAATATTTCAGAGAAACACCGCCGCAGGTAGACAATTATTATATGGCGAGGATGGATGAAATCAGGGAAAATGCTAAAAGCTCTCTCTTGGTTTATAAGGCAGATGAAAATTATATTTTTATCATGCAGAATCTTGAGAAGTTGAACGAAAGGCAAAAAGAACAGTGCCATATCGGTGCGGTCATGGGATATATTACAGGATTGCAGAGTTTTATCAATGGGAATGATTATGTCGGAATGAGGCGGCACGAACGCCCGGAAAGATACCAGGACAGTTTTAAATATTGTCGCAAACAGATTGAGGAATACCTGAAAGAGATTCCCAAAGAAAAGGTACTGCCTACCGGACAGCTTACGTTATTTGACCTATTCGATATGAGTGGAGGCTAGAAGATGGAGGAAAGAAAGTGCTTGTATTGCAGGAAGATATTTCAGACGGATATTCCAGGAAAGAAATATTGCTGCCGCAAGTGTTCTGTAAAATACAGGAGGCACAGAAAAGATGGATATAAAAAATAAAAATGAGTTGAAACGGCGAATAGACCTATTCCTGCATGATTTCACACATGAGGAATACCGAATCAACGAAGAATATTGCAAAGAAACCATGCGGATAATGGTAGATTTCATAGGTCATGTAGATAATCGCCTGGATGCGGCGGACAAGAGATTGAAAAAGGCGAAAGCCGGAGAAAAAGCTCTTGCAGAATACATTATCTCAAATGCTCATAGTTGCCCTATACCGGTGGAAATGGTATGCAAACCAGGATTTCAGCAGATAGGATGCGTGCAATGCTTGATAAAGCATCTGGATGTTTTGAATAAGCCGAGGGAGGACTAGGAAATGCTGTTAAATACAAAATGTGAAAGATGCAATGAACCGACCAAACACGTTGTCGGGTTTTGGGATGGAGAAAACGGAAAAAGCGGCTTTGTACATGATTGCGAGAATGAGAAATGCGAAGTACGGCAACTGATTAAGGTTACAGAAACAAAAGCCATGCAGGAAAGATTCAGAATCCAGAATCTGAACAGCCGAAAAAGAATGTACGCAGGGTACATAGCAGCATTACGGAAAGACGCAAAAATATCGATGATGGAAATGTCAAAGATTGCCGGTTGCAGTCCGGCTGAATACAGTGCATATGAGCATGAAAGAAAGCCATTTGATGAGGAGACTTACAGAAAATGTGAAGAGTATTTGCTGAAAAATGAAAAGAAGTTTAAGTCGAGTGGATTATCTGCATCTGAGAGGCTACTGCTCCTTGGACCTTTTGCAGGGGAACAGAAAGACTGGAAAGAACTGGAACGGTGGGTTGATACGGTAAATGGAATTATTTACGATTTGCAGAAAAACAGACAGTAAGGAGAAAAAAGATGGAAGTTAAAATTATTAGTGGATATGGAGAAAATACATTTCAGATGGACGATGCGGATACAATGTCACTTCTTAATAACGCCATGAGATTCCATAATAAAATCAAAGCGATTGACGGTGTTGAGGATAATACTGGTATCAAAGCTGAAAAGGAAGAGGAAATCAAGGAAAGTATCACAGCACAAGAATTTGTGAAAAGAATGCAGGAAAAGCCTCACAGCCGGAATGACAGCCTGTTTGGTACTGGATGGAAGAAAGAACCAGAGAAAACCGAAGAGCCGCAGGATATGGAACATCCTGACGGATACAAAGGGTTCCTGTATATCAAATGCGATAAATGCGGAAAGGAAAAAGGATTCTGTGCAAAAGAAAAAATCAAGTCCTATAAATGTGAATGTGGCAAAGAAACGGAACTGGTAAACCTTAAACCGCTTTATACGAAATGCAAGTGTGGCAATGAATTTAAGTACATGACAAATATGAATACTGCGGAATTTACTTATAAATGCTTTACTTGCGGTAGTCCTGTAGATGTAAAGATGAACAGCAGAAGAACAGCCTATATTACAATCGGGGGGGTACTAAAGGTTATAGCCGCAAGCTGGCTCGGAAATATGGTGCATCAGTTAGTTGCTGGTAAAAGAAAGAGAGGCTAAAAATGAATAAAGCAATCGAGATAGGCCGCCTTACGCGCGACCCGGAAGTTAGATATTCGCAGGGGAACAATACAGCAGTAGCAAGATACACTATTGCGGTAGACAGAAAATTCAAAAGAGAGGGAGAACAAACAGCAGATTTCATCCCTTGCGTAGTGTTTGGAAAACAGGCGGAGTTTGCCGAGAAGTATTTCAGAAAAGGAACAAAAGTTGTTATTTCTGGAAGAATCACAACAGGAAGTTATACAAACAAGGATGGTCAGAAAATATATACCACTGAAATAACAGTGGAGGAGCAGGAGTTCGCAGAGAGCAAAGGAAGTAGCGAAGCACAGGGAACCGGTCAGATGCCAACTCCGAATGGCGATGGTTTTATGAGCGTCCCAGATGATGATACCGGCTTACCGTTCAATTAGAATTATGAGGAGAAATATCAATGCTTGCAAATTATGAAAAATTCGGTTTCAAAATTAAGGCGGAGCATCTGCCTGAATCATGCACATGGTGTCCTTTTTGGACGGCTCCAATGGCGGATGTAGAATTTGCTGGATGCTATATAACCGGAAGTGAAGTTCGGCTAGATACCGGGGAGGCTGACAAAAGGCGAATGCCTGATTGCCCGATAAAGTGCAAGAGAGGCAGGGAGCGTAGGAAAAAAGTTTACCGAAAAAAATAAAAGGATAAATAGGCAGGAGGAATAACGATGGACGATTATACAATCAAGGAAAAAGACAAGGAAGTTGCAGGGATTACGGTAACGTATGACGATGGGAGCACGAAAGAAATTCAGCAAGGATGCTGTGTAGACCTGAAAAACGGCAGTGACGATTTAAGCGTAGAACTGTTGAATATAAAAGCGTTCGATTTAGTAAAACTTACATATGGTCTGATGGTTGTGATAGAAAAAATAGGGCTTGAGGATGCTTTCAATGCGTATGCCAGAGGAGAAACAATACAGGAGGCGCAGGATGAATAGAAAGGCACTGGAAGAAAACCTGGGACGAAGAATAAAGGTCAGACTATTCGACGGAGCAGAATACGAGGGATATTTAAGAAAATCGGGAGATGAACGATATCGGAACGACCCGAACCTGTATTTGCCGAAGAACTATTACTTCTTGACAGATGATTATGGAGTATGCAAAACGTGTTTGTTCCGGGTATCACATATCCAAAATTACAAAATATTAGCTTAAAAGGAGCAGAGAGAATGAAGAAAGCAAGAGCAATGGCGGTTCTTGTAATTGTGGCGGTACTTGTATGTGCCGCCTTTGCTATAAGCAAGAATAGTGCCGAAAAAAGAAAACAGATGATAGCGCAGAAATATGGAATCACGCAGGAAAATACAAAAAATGTTATCAAAATCGAAGAAAATGTATGCAAAACCCAGGAAAGCGATTCAAAAACTCAAGAAAGTGCGCAGGAAGTTCCGGAAAGCGTTATCATACCGGGGAAAAATGAAACAGGGAATCCACTGATTGATGCAGAGTTGCAATCCAAAATAGTAGGCGATAGCTTGATGGCATACATTGAGGTTGACAAAGACACCTTAAAGGGAATATCAGAGGAGGAGTACAGAGCGTTCGCCGAAGAGGTTGTGAGGAACAGCGGATACAGATGGTTCGTAATTAAATGTGGAGATGGCACCGGGATAGTTCATGCCGGCTCATATTATGCTTGTGCCGTATATGGGAAACTGGATACGGATGGATGCATAGCGGAACCATACGGATACATATACCTTACAGACAACGGATTTATTTATGAGGAATAGTACAGAAAAAAAAGAACTGGATTACTTCCTATATATATGATATACTGACAAATGTAACATTTCGGCTACATTCCTAAAGGTTCGGGGATGCGATGTTTATAACGAACGATATGCATATGGACGATGAGGCAGCTGAATAAATTTTACTTGTAAAAATCAGTCATATATACTAATATGTTGTTTGAGGGTAATTTGTTCCCTTAGTCAATAATATAATAGATGGGGTAAAGTGAATGGAAGAAAAGAGAAGACATAAAAGACTTGACATTGATGTATCGGTACAGTTAGAGCGGCTGGATGAGGACGGAGTGACAACACTTAAGTATTGTCATGTGGATGTCACAGATATTTCCAGAAGCGGTATAGGATTTAATGCAAAGGTACCTCTTGATATACATACATATTATGACACCAAGATCCAAATTTGGACCAAGGAGGTTGTGGATGCGGTTGTCGAGATTGTACGAAGAACAGACAGTGAAGAAGGAGTATATCACTATGGTGCTGTGTTTA